TCGCAAGGAAACGGCAAGGCTTGTCCGCGAGAGCAAAGATCCGGAAACGATTATAAAATTTTTCGAGCTGAACAAAAAGACGTATTTGTACATGGCGCAAGACGATTTTGACTCGTACTGCATTTATTTGGAGTGGAACCGGGAGCCGCAGAAGAGGTTTTACCTACCGCGCAGGAAGGTACTCTATCCGCTCGTGCAGGATTTGCAGGATTTAGCAGATGGGAAGATAGACTTTCTTGGCGTTTCTATGCCTCCGAGGACGGGAAAATCCAGTCTATGCATTTTCTTTATGACATGGCTCATGGGTAAGAATCCTGACACCGCAAACGTCATGTCCGGCCACAGCGACAAACTGACTGACGGTTTCTACCGCGAGGTTCTAACTATTCTGACCGACAATGAAACTTATTTGTGGGCTGATGTATTCCCTACCGTGCGCTTGGTCGATACTTCTGCAAAAAACGAAACGATAGACTTGAACCGCAAGAAGCGGTTTCCGACGTTTACGGCGCGTTCGATTGGCGGTACGCTAACTGGTGCGGTCGAAATAGGCGAAGGCGGATGTTTGTATGTGGACGACTTAATCGAGGACTTGGAGGAAAGTCTTAACCCCGACCGTTTGCAGGCGAAATATGACGCGTATCTGAACCAGTTAAAAGACCGCAAGAAGGAAGGCGCGAAAGAACTGATGGTTGGTACGCGTTGGAATGTGCTTGACCCGCTTGGGCGCATACAGCAACAGTACGCAGATAATCCGCGCTATAGGTTTAGGGTGATCCCCGCGCTGAACGAGAAAGGCGAGAGCAATTTCGTTTACGATTATGGCGTGGGATTTACCACAGAGTACTATTTGGACATGAAGGCGAGCATTGACGATGCCACATGGTGCGCCAAGTACATGGGCAGACCGTATGTACGCGAAGGCTTGTTGTTTCCTGCTGACGAGCTAAGGTATTATAATGGCACACTGCCTGATGGTGAGCCTTATAAGGTTGCGGTGTGCGACGTTGCTTGGGGCGGCGGAGATAGCCTTGCGATGGTGTTTGCATATGTTTATGGCAATGACGTTTACATACACGATGTGATATTCAATAAGGGCGACAAGACGGTGACACAGCCAGTTATAATTGGGCGAGCCAAGCAGTTGATGCCGAACAAGATACGGTTTGAGGCTAACAATGGCGGCGGAGAATACGCGGATGCAATTAACGAAAAATTGCGAAGCGACGGAGTGCACATAAACATTATCGCACGCAAAGCTCCAAACAACCAAAGCAAGATGGGGCGCATTATTCAGTTCTCGCCGGATATAAAGAAGTTCTACTTCCGCGATGCCAAGAACCGTTCGCAGGAATATCAGGCTTTTATGGATGAATTAACGATGTTTTCGCAGGCTGGCAAGAACGCACATGACGATGCTCCCGACAGCTTGGCTATGCTTGCCGATGAATTATATCGTGGATTAGCGCGAGTTGAGGTTGCCGCTCGACCGTGGTAAACCACAATATATAGTGGTGTTAACAGTTTGTTAAACACAATATAGTGCATTTTTAACATTTTTATGATATAATTATATATAATGGAAGATTTATAAATAGGAGGGGCAAATTGAGGGTAATTATAAGAGAGTATCCGAGAGATTTGCCCTATCTTACGCTGTATCCCATCGCGGACGTGCACCTGGGCGCGGCAGAGTGCATGGAACGAGAGTTCCAGGAATATCTCAAGCGAATTGAAAAAGACCCATACGCAGCGGTCTTGCTTGCCGGAGATTTAATTAATAATGGCATAAAGTCGTCTAAAACAGACGTTTATAAAGAAAAATATACGCCGGACAAGCAGAAAGAAATGATGATTGATCTGCTTGAGCCGATTAAGGATAAGATTGTTGCGGGAGTTAGTGGGAATCACTGCTATCGCACTGTTAAAGAATCGTGTCAAGATGTCATGAAAGATATCTTCATGGCACTTCAAATAAAAGACAGATACGAACAAGATGCGGCGTTCGTCAAAATTTCGCTGGGCGAGAAATCGAATAAAAAGCCTGCTACATACATGATTTATCTTACGCATGGTTCTGGTGGCGGCTCGACGATTGGCGCTGGACTGACGAGACAAGACGGATATCACCTTGCGATTGAGGGTGTGGACATTTCAATCAGTGGACATACCCATAAGCCTGCAAAAGTGCCATCTGCAAGGTTAATCTTTGACCCGAGAAACAACAACATAATTCGCAGTAATACCCTGTTGTTTGTATGTACCGCATGGCTGGAGTATGGCGATTATCCCGTGCGAGGACAAATGAAGCCTACGGCATTTTATCCTGACACAATTACTCTTTACGGCGATCGCAAAGAGTGGAAATGAGTGATATTACCGCAAAAGCGGTTAACATACCAAATCCGAAGCTGGCAAACATGTATTGGTTCGCATGAGTGGGTAGAACGCCGCAGTGGATGGCTCAGGGGCGGGAGAGCGCGGCGTAGACGATGTTTGTTGCGCGCGCCGGGGTTTTGCTCCTTTTACCCGGTGCGATTAAATATGATTGGGGATACTGAATGAGTGTATTGCTTGGGCAATCGAGAATATCGTTTGGGCGCAAGAAGATATTTGCTGACGAGCCTGTAATAACGCCCGATAATGTTATACAGGTATTGAGAGATGCGATCACTGAGCATATGGGCAATCAGGCAGACATTGATTACTTGTATCGCTATTATCGCGGCGAACAGCCCATCCTGCGTCGTCAGAAAGATAAGCGGCCTGAAATTTGCAATAAGATAATTGAGAATAGAGCAAACGAGATAGTTACATTTAAGACCGGATATCTCTGTGGGGAGCCGATACAGTATGTAAGTCGCGGTAGCACGGAAGATGTGTCTGAGGATATAAGCAGACTCAATGACGCTATGCTACTATGTGGCAAACCCGCTCGAGATAAAGAGTTAGCCGAGTGGATGTACATATGTGGTACAGGCTATCGCATGGTGCTTTCCAACACGGAAATAATCAATACTCGGATAGTGCCCAGTTTGAGCAAGGGGCAACCCGTTGATGACCTCGATGATGCCCCATTTGAAATATATACGCTCGACCCTCGCAACGCTTTTGTGGTATATTATTCAGATGTTAGCGAAAAGCCTCTCATGGCTGTGAAATTTGTCGAGCGCAAGGATAACACAAAAGTTTATAGTGTATATACAGAAGAATATTACTTTGAAATCAATGACAATCATGGAATACATACGTTATCCCTTGAAAACATTAAAAAGCGATCGAACCCGATTATCCCTATTATCGAATATCCTCTTAACAATGCGCGGCTTGGCGCGTTTGAGAGCGTCCTGTCGATTTTGGATGCTATAAATACCGTCCAATCTAATCGTGTAGACGGAGTAGAACAATTCATACAAAGTTTGCTGGTTTTATATAATGCGGATATTTCTGAAGAAGATGCCAAAGCGATTAGAGAGGCCGGTTTAATTAAACTCAAGAGTTTTGGTGATAACAAAGCCGATGTAAAAGTTATCGCAGAACAGCTCGATCAGCAACAGACTCAGACGCTTGTTGATTATATGTATCAGACGGTGCTTAATATCGTTGGCATGCCCAACCGCAACGGCGGGCGAAGCACAAGCGATACAGGCGCGGCAGTTATTATGCGCGATGGTTGGGAATCCGCTGAGGCAAGAGCTAAGTCGGACGAGCTTATGTTCAAAGAGTCCGAACGCAAGATGTTAAAGCTGGTGCTTGCAATCATGCGTGGCACAGTGGGCACTTCGCTTAGACTGTCTGATATCGAGATTAAATTCACAAGACGAAATTACGAGAATTTACAGAGCAAGTCACAGGTGTTTGCGACACTGCTCCAGACAGAATATTGTCCGCTTGAAGAAGCATATGCGATTAGTGGCATTTCGCCAGACCCCGCCGATTCTGCAAAACGCGGTGAGGAATGGCACAAAAAGGTTAAGGCGGAACAGGCAGTCCCGATAAATGGAAAGCCAAAGGAAGGCGATGCGTTTGCTTGAATTTAGATGCGCCAAGTGCGGTAAGTTGCTTGGTAGAATAGATGGCAGCGCAGAGATAAAATGCCCGCGATGCAGAGATTTAAATATTTTTAAAAAGCCCCGCGAAATCCGCGAGGTTAAAAATTACAGAGCGTCACAGAACGCCGATAAGCCTAAGAAATAGGTTTATTGGCGTTTTTCTTTTTCCGCCAGAGAAGGCGGTATATAAGTTTCGCGCAACAGGCAGAGAAGCCTAAAATCACAAAACATAGTGGGAGATCACTTAAAAGCGCAAGGAGTAATTAAGCATGAAAATTGATTTTACCAAAATAGAAGGTTATCGCGAAGATATGTCCGCCGAAGAAAAACTGGCGTTGCTTGATAAATGGGAACCTGATGGTTGGGTTAAAAAAGAAGTGTTCGATAGAACCGCATCGGAACTTGCTGAGTATAAACGCAAGTTGAAAGAAAAAATGTCGGAAGAAGAACGCAAAGAAGCAGAACGCCAAGAGGCCGAAGCGGCACTTAAAGCTGAGCTTGAATCGCTTAGAAAAGAAGCCGCGATAACCAAAAACAAGGCGAAGTTCCTGTCGCTTGGATATGAGGAAGAACTGGCGGAAGATACTGCTCGCGCAATGGCAGATGGTGATTTTGAGAAAGTGTTTGCTAATCAGGCAATTCATCTTGAAAACGTAAAGAAAGCTGCTATTGCCGCTGCGTTAGCGAACGAGCCCAAACCGCCTGCCGGTGGTGGGGGTGGTGCGGAAATCACAAAGGAGCAGTTTGACGCTATGGGCTACTCTGACCGCCTCAAATTGTTCAACGAACAACCCGAAATTTACAAGAAATTTACGGAGGGATAAATAAATGGCTAACGAAACCATACTTTCCAGCCTCATAAATCCGCAAGTTCTGGCGGATATGATTGACACCAAACTTGTAAACGCGATGAAGTTCACCCCGCTTTGCAAGGTTGACAACACGCTTGTCGGC